AGCGGAATCAGCAGACGATTCGACGCGCCTTCCGTTGCCTGCACGGCAGCAATAAAATCCTGAAAATCATTGCTGGCACCAGCCAAGCCAAGCCGCAAGCGATCAACTTCAGCGGCCATTTCTGAGTACTGACCAATCTGCTGTCTGAACTGCCCAACCTGAGCGCCAATAGCAGCACCTGCAAATGCACCGCCGGGACCACCAAACGCAGTACCGATAGCACCGCCAAGGAAGCCTTCAGGGCCACCAAAAATACCGCCAGAAATAGTCGCACCGGCTGCTTGGGCAAGTTGACCGGCAGAAAGACGCCTGCCCCCCGACCTCGACCGACGCGCTAACTGTTTGTCAATTTTGCTAATGCTAGTAACAGCTTGCCTCTCAAGTTTCTCAAAGCTTGCAGACAATGGATCCAGATCCAGCCTGAATTCTTCAAGCTCCTGTCTGACCAATTGAAGCTCACGAGTAGTTCCTTTCCTGAAGTCCACAAAATCTGGAAGATTGAATTCAGAAAATCCTCCTCTTACACGTTGCAAGTAAGACTCTTTATCACTATTAAATACATCAATAATGTCCGTTAAAGCTTGCTGGGGTGTTCTGCCCATTCGCGCCTGCTCAGCGCTAGCCCTCGAAGTCCCTATGCCAACAATTCCTTCATAAAAAGGACTGAGTTCTCTGCCAGAAAGCCCTAAGGATCCCTTTATCGCGATTGACCTTTGAAGAACTCTATCTCTTTGTTTGAGCCTTTGGTCGAAAGAGTCCAACAATTTGTCGTTCTGGGCTTTTTCTCTAGACAGCTCTTCTGCGGCTTGTCTATCTTGAATCTCAATAAGCAAATCTCCCTGTGATTTCTGAATGCGAGCCATCTCTATTTTGTGGTCACGAGCCGCATCTTCAATGCGGTCGTATGCTTGCGCCCAGATGTCAAAAATGTCAGTGGTCGCCTTTACGGCCTCTTCGTCGATGATTTCATTTCTTGCCCTTTCTCTAGCCCGCTGCATCCCAGGCGTGAATTCACCGGCCTCAGTGCGCCGACGAATCTCTGCGGAAAATGCACCAAACCCAGAAGCTGCATACGACTCGCGAGCGCTTCCCATTCTCTGGCGAATCGCCATCGCTTGGAACTGCTCACCTGTCGTTACGCTGACGATTGACTGTTGAAGCTCTTTGTTCAGCTGGATAAGTTCAAGCGTAAGGCTGCGGCGGCGTTCATATCCACTTACGTTTTGAAGCTCTGTGTTTACCTCAGAAATTCTCTGCGTAATGGCCGCTTGAGTTTTTTCAAGATTGTCATATTCTTTCCTCAGTCGAGCGAAGTAATCGACACCAAGCTGAGAAGAGAACACGTCAGCTCGGAATGCAACCGGACCTCTTCCAGCACCAACCCTTAGCAGCTCAAGCTTGCGCAAAGCTGCGTTCAGATCTTCGGCTTCAAGAGTTCCACTGGCAATCGCAGCGTTGAGCTTGTCGATCTGTCCAGTGATTCTTTCTGGTTTAGCGGAAAGAACTGTGTTTATGGCAAAACGCGCTTTACCAGCACTGATCTCAACTTCTTTCAGGTTGACGTTCAGATTTTTAATATCCTTGCCAAGTTGCAAGAACGCAGCGGAATCTTCTCTTACTTTTGATTTCAATTTTTCAAGCTGAGCAATCACATATTGCAAATCTTTCGCGCTGTTCTTCGAGGCAGACCCCAGCTTTACAAGGTTTGACCTTTCACGCTCAACAGCATCAGAGGATCCACGAAGGGTTGACTTAAGCTCTGAAATTTCTTGCTTCAGTGCGGTGTAAGCCTTCCCGCCCATCGTGGCCTGCTCGCGCAGACCCTCAAAAGCCTTGATCTGCCCCTTAACTGTCGCTTCGCTATTGCCAGCCTCTTGAGCAAACTTGGCTACATCTTTCGTAGCTTGAATAATATCAGCATCCGAAAGCTTTATTTGCTTCGATAAGTCGCGGAATGATCTATTCAGCGCTCCAAGCTTTTCACCGCCCTTGATGCCAAGCTCAATAGCAATAGGCTGAACAGTTTTAGCCATCTTTTTTGTTCAGTTCTGCGAGCGCGGTTGCTTCCATCACTTGGATGTCCTCTAGCAAGCCGCGTGGATTATCTACATCATAAAGGGACATTAGGCCACCGGCACCAAGCAACACTTCGTACTTCAGCCCGACATAGCCGCCCATCGTCACGTTCCACTGCGTTTGCATACGCAGGAACATCATCAATGATTCCCAGTTTTCTTCCCATACTTCACAATGCTCCTCCTCTGGAGCGGCCTGACGCTGCGGCTTTAATCCGAATGCAGCAGCGTCATCAGCGCTTTTGTCTTCTACCTTCTTGCCGCCTTTCGCCCAGTACTCAACGGCAGACTTCAGTTTCCCAAACGGGCACCCTCGAAGGTCTCTGTGTAAGCCTTCAGTACACCGCGAATCCAATAAGGATCATCAGCGAACTCTTTCATGGTTACCTGCGAAAACGGCACGGCTTTGCCATCCTCATCCTCAATGCCTTCCCAGCCAGTCAGCACAGCCTTCAAAAGCTCAAGGTCACCTTTGTCCGCAAGCTTCTGGAACTCAGAACGAGGCACACGCTTGAAAATTGCGTCAAACTTAGATTCTTCAAATACACCGCCGTCAGTAGGCTCTTCAACAGTTACAGGCCACTTGAAGGTCTTAACCTTTTTGCGAATAAAAGCCATGAGGCAAAATAGACTCCAGCAAACTATACAGCAATAAAAAAAGGGCCGCAATGCGACCCTTCGCTCCCCACTCGCCTTGGATCAAGTATAGATCAGGCTGAACTCATCGTTGCCTGCAGTTGACGGAATTGCCGTATAAGGCATGTTCAGCATCGCAATGCCATCCTGATCGCTGTAGGACACGTCGCCAATGTCAACCCGAGTCGAGCTGAAATCAACAATGTTGCCAGCGGCGGTGCCGTGCTGGAAGGTCAGGTTGCCCAGAGTTCCATCGGTTAGCGCAGCAGCAAAGTAATCCTTCTGCGCAATAGTAGGAGCCTCAACGACAACAGTGCCACTAGCGCTGCGATCGGTGATAAGGACTTCCTTGTCGCAGCCAATCAGCTCGCGATACACGATCGAGTTGCCCAGATCCATGTTCACAGACTGAAGGCAGCCGGAATAGGACAGCAGCGAGAAAGTGTCGGTGTTGCCATTCTTGAAGATCAACGGTGTTGCCTGGTTCGCATAAGTTGCGGTAGGCAGCGCTGAATCGTCAGGAGCGTTATAGATGCCAGTGAAGGTGAAATCAATCGTTGGAATCTCACCCACATTTGCATTGAGAGTGAAAGTTCCGCGAGCGCCAGTCACCTTATGGCGAACACCATCAATGTTGTAATGAATGGTGACACTGTCAAAGTTGCTGCTAACAGGCGCGTAAGTAACGCTAGTAGCCGCAACAACCGTTTCGCTCAGTCCGCAAGCCTGAAGAGCCTTGCCATATTGGGGCGCAGTGCCAGCAGTGCCTGAGCCAGCAAGCTCAACGCTGAAAGTACATTCAACGCGAGTGTTCGCGAGAAGAATTTCAGACGCACCCAAATAAGGGCGAATCAGATCGCGAGAGACAGTATCACTCTGCTGAGGAGTGATATTCAAATCCCTCACCAAAACCGCGTCCGCTCCGTCTGGAGTCGGGTCGGTCCCGTAAGTCGATTCCGTCTCGATCAGAATCAGTCGTTTCCGAAGAAGAAGTGCCATTGTCTTGTTGGGGTTCGGCGGGAAGTGTGCGCTTGATCAGAGTGCGTTTTCCGGTTTCTGGATCGAGAAGATACGACCCACCTTGACCGCTGTACTCGTCATTCATGGTAGAACCTGCGTTTGCTTAATCCTAATCAGTAGTCAGGTCAGCAACTGTGGTGCGATATTTCACATCGTACTCATTAGAAAAAACACCAGCAGGTTGATCTGCATCCAAAAACTCAAATGTCGTCAGAACAGGTTGCACGTCGATCGCATAGCCGCCCAGGGTTAAGTCGGACATAATCTTTGAGTGCATCGATTCAATCACCGGGTCTGCATCTGTATAAGCATTTACGGAACGAACCACTACCACGACACGAACACGCATCGTCCAGTCAAGCTTCGGGAGAGATGTAATCTGCTGCGAAGTGTCGTTGACAGGCTCGATAACAATCATTGGGCTTTCTGCCCTGGTAGCCGCAGTAACACGCGACCGATACACCCTTCCACTAACACCAGCCGTACTGGCCAGCGTTGACGCGATCTGGGCCAAGATTTGTTCGCGTTTAGTTGCCATTACGCTTTCACCTCGATTGCACTAATCCGCCCGCGCTGAAATTGAATCGATGTGGTGTCGCTGATATTGGCCACAAATAACGCCACTTCATCGCCATCAGCTAACTCAACCATCCAAAAGCAAAACAGCTTTGCAATCTGCCCAGTTGATCCAGAAAATGCACGACACTCAGACTGGTCAATGCCGACGCCATTTTTTGCAAGCTTGATCCCCAGCGTGTGGTTGTTGCCAGCGTATGCATCCATACTGGCCTGCACCTGAAACAGCTTCGTTGCGCCGCTGTCGTTTTTGATGGCAAAAGTATCAGAGGTGCCTAGCACCGTTTGATAGTCAGTGCTGCTATCAAAAGTCGCAGTTAAACCAGTGCTTTGATACGTCCCAGCCGCCCCAATAGAGATGGTACCGCTAGTTGTCTTGCTGGCTTGACCGCGGGCCAAAACGCCTTCGATGTAATAGCTAAGGCTGGACCATGCCGTTGCGCCATCACCTATCTTGTACCTGCGCGTATCCGTCTCAACGCCAATCTCGCCTTGAAGCAGAACAGGATTAGCTGAAGTCCATTCAGCCTGAGTGCCATTACGAAGCTTAAATCTGGTGTAGGTCGTCATGCTCCGTCAGCGTCAAGAAGATTACCTTCAATATAAGTTGTGCCAGGCGCTCCACCATCCATAACCACTGTGCTGTCGGTTCCAACTCCATCGCCATCAAGCACTGCATAAGCACTTGTTGCAAGTTCCGGAGTAGTGGTCCTTTGAAGCATTACCTCGCAAAAAGATCCATCGTCCAACAAAGCAACATTCCGAACGGTATAAGCACGGCCATCAACATTGACTCCAGCACCGTAAGCCAAATCGCCAAATTTTGATGCTTCGCACGTCAGCTTGTAGTCAGTTGTCAGCACCACGCCATCAGCAATAATCTCCGATGGCATATCCAAGATGCCAAGCCCTGACACACTGCCAGCCGTCACCGGCACCGCAAACTCAGCAGTATCAAGGAATACGGTTAGGTCTTCAGTGAATGCCATGGTTACATACTAGTCGGGGACACTACGAGGGCTAGAAGATGCTGTAGTGGGCGTTGATGTTGGCTTCGATGGCGGCGCGGTTTGCGGATTGATTTGATAAGTAAATAATGTATTCTTGAGCCAGTGAGTTTGGCCCAGTTGGAGCACCGCCCAAAACAGCGGTATTTGTGTTCAAAATAGCGTTAGGCGACACATCGGAAGTCAGTGTTAAACCATTCAGCAGATTCATTGCTACTTCAGATCCGTTAATGTACTCCTTAAAACCACTCTGATAGCACTGGATATTGACCAGCGTTGGAGTGTTAGCGTTTCGGCTATAAATCGAGCTGTTGATGCGTTGATTTCCGCTAAAGTAGTTTCCCAAGGTTTCGCCACCTGTATTACTAGTAGCCCAACTTCCGAAAACGTATCGACTGGTTGAATCTTCAAGTGATGCTGAAAAAAAGCCCCATGTGGACGTGTCCGCCTGAGAAGCAAGTACAGGCTCACAGGTGTGCCAAATATCAAAATAATTAGAAGATGAGAGGTTAGGAATTGCTAGTTCCAAATAACTGCCACCTATAAGCATCGCCGGACGACCTTGAGATTGCTCAAGTACACCGCTTAAAACAATCCTAGGCTGTGTGCTTGTAGTTGCTTGTTCCGCATCGTTGCCGTTTCCACTCTGGTCATACCACGTTCGCACAAAGCCATCATTACCAGCACCCACCCACGCAGCAAGCGTTCCGTCGCTGACTTCTGCGGCGGTGAAGTCTTGCTCGGCGTCGTCGTTATCGCGGCGGACGCGAACAACTGCAGAGTCCTTCCCGCTCCTTCCTTGAAGGTTGCGAAGACTGTAAGCAGCGGCTGCGCCCGGATAAATATCCAGCAGCCCATTCTTTTCATCTCCAGCAATAATCCAGCTCATCGTAACACCTCCGTTTGATTAGTGGCAGTGACTAAAAAGTCGTGGTTTGTGTAGGTCATGTTAGTACTGGGCATCTGCAAAAGGAGCGGTTGGTGGAGTGAAGTTAGAGGTATAACGGGCGACGCCTTTGGTGATGCGAACTTCATCAATGTACGCATCAACGCCATAGGCCGGTGTCCCGTCGTTCAGCAAGGAACCAACTGACAAAGAGGCGCTGCTGCCTCCAAGATCAATCAATGATGTTGTCGAAGCCTGTTGGACTCCATTGATAAAAATTCGACTGGTTGACCCACTCTTGCTAACGGCAATGTGCTGCCACACTCCCTGTGTCAATGCGGCGCCAGCACTAATTTCATTTTCAGTACTTCCGTTCGCTGCAACGAATTGAAAATGCAAATGACCTGTTGCTGGCTTTACGCCAAACCGCCAGTCGCGCTGAGCACTTCCATAGTCGTAATGAGAAAGAAAGTAGCGCTCGTTGATCAGGTTGACTGGATAGACCCAAAGCTCAACAGTAAAATCACCGTTTAGCCGAAAATCCAAGCTATTTGGAACAGTTGCCGCATCACCTGTCCCATCAAACGCAAGGCTCGCCCCACCAAACTTGCTCTGCGCCGTGCTGATCTGAGCGTTACCAACTGCCGTCACCGTCTTAGGCGTCGGGCTGCTGTCCACAATCGTGGTGCTGCCGTTAGCGCCGTCGCCGTGAAGAAGCAGAGATACGTTGCTGAAATAGCGGTCGCCTTCGGTGTAATCCTTTGCCAGCGTCACCTTCCCCGGCACATAAATCGGGCTCATAATGTCACCTCCCCATCGGTCGTAGTGTTAAAAACTTGTGTGTAGGTCATGGTATAGCTGCTCCGATAGCGGTGATTAGGTTAGACACGCGGGTGTCAAGGGCGGCGAGGTCTAGGGATTCGCCGATGGAGTAAAAGGCGAGGCGGGCGTCGGATGGAATAGCTAAATCAGTTCTTGTGTAAATTATTACATTTGTGCTGACAGGAGCACCACTAGTCATGGAAATCGTTGAGCTACTTCCACTCCTTCTGCTTTCGTAAGAGGCGCTGATTGATCTTGAATAACCCAAGAAATTAAGACCAAGGGAAGGTGTTGCAGTCGTTGCAGCCGTGTCGGTACTTGGATTGTAATAAGTCGAAGCACTATGCCGAATTTCTGCGCCGCCAACATTTGTGCCTGCGCTGCGGACTCCTATTAGGCAACGATTGTCGTTATTGGGAATATCTGCATACAATGCGATGTGCCTACTGTCCTGCGGATCTGCATTGTTGTTTCGATTACTATCCAAATACTTCGTGCTACCATCGCCAACCAAGCCAGTCTCCCGATTGTAATCACCAGAGACAAAGTTATTGTTTGTTGGTGCCGTACCTACAAGTGGAACCAAAGCTCCAGCTAACGTCCTAGCACCTGCAAGGATGCAACTCGCCTTGATCGCATTCCAGATGCCATCATTCTTGCAGCCAAGGACAAAATCATTGATCGCTCGGGCAACGCCGTATTCCAACGGTTCGCCATCGGCTGCCTCCACAGCAGCGACATACGACACTGCTTCAGGTTCGGTCAGACCATTCCAACCAGGTACCCATCGCAGCGTCATACATCACCTCCATCGGGCTCAGTAGTGTCGTTGACTAGTGGGTCTAGTTCATCATCAGTTTCCAGCGTGGGTTCAACATAACCAAACGGTTTGCCATCCTGGCGGAACTGTGGGTCAACAGGACCAACGTAATAAGGACCAACCTTATAAAGTTCAGCACGTTGTCGCACGGTTTCAACTACGCTGCCAATAAAATACTCTTCAGCAGTCGTAGCGGCGGTGCTACCTTGCACCAAAGAGAACTCAGCCTCAAGAGCAGGCAGCAGTTCATCGGGAATGTCAATCGTAAATTGAGTCATGAGAAAAACCTCCTTCAGGATTTGATGACGGCAAAGCCAATGACAATGGCTTCGCTGAGGGAGCCAGTCGAGATGTTGGTGACATTGATGCCAGCTGATCCAGCAGCGGCTTGAGCGTTGACGACATAGGAGCCAACGGTGCCGCCGGAAACGTGATTCAGTAACACAAGATCAGTTGCAGCAATGCTGCTGTTTGTAAGCGTGAAGCTTACCGTGGTATCTGCACTCAATGCAGCACCATTCATAGTGATTGCGCCACAAGGAGCGTCAAGAGTGACGCCAGTTGATTTATTGGTGGCTTGCGTGACGGTGCCACGGCCAGTTCCATATCCAAAGGTGCCCGCAGTGGCGTCGTAACTGAGATTGCCACCAGCCTGAGCACCAGCATTGTTATAAGTAACTTGACCACTAGACCCAGCAACTAAGGCAACAGTGCCAGTAGCATCCGGGAAACTGATCGTGCGGTTGGCCGTAGGTGTCACCACTTGGACGGTGGTTTCGTAAGTCCCACCATCGTCCAGATTGATATCACCACCAACACCAAGCTCTTTGCCGGTGTCGTCCCAGGTCAGGTCGGCGCTGGCGCCAAGCGAGCCGTTGTCGTTGTACTGAATTTCAGTATCGGATCCGGCAACGCTTGCGTCACCTCCGCCACCACCGCTACCAA